TCGGTTGAGACGCGGTTGAAGAACCTGCTGGCTGTGTGCCAGGATTTGGCCGTAGCCGGTGATGTTGTGTTTGAGTCCGTGCCCTTGCAGAAAGGGTTTGTGATTCGGGTGCGTAAACCTACGGTTCGTGCTAAGTCCGTGGTGTTCACCCCACAGGGCGGCGAAGTCCTTGGTTGGGATTTGTCGCATAGCGCCCCCACGGCTACCACGGTTGTTGTTGGCGGTCAAGGTGAGGGCGCTAACCGAACCCTTGAATCAAGGACGCGGGCCAATGAGTGGGGTAGGCGTATTGAGGTCTTTAAAGACCGGCGTGATACCGATGAAGCCGCCGATTTGGAGAAGGCCGCGAACGAAGAGCTAACCAAGGGTGAAGCGGAAAAGTCTCTTAAGCTTGAGTTTCGTGAGACTGAGCGTTTGAAGTTTGGGCGGGATTTCCAGATTGGGGATTTGGTGACTGCTGTTCTTGCGCCCGGCGTGCGTGCTACTCTTCCTGTTACGCAGGCTAAGGTTGAGTGGGATGGGTATCAGAATCGTTCGGTTTCGCTGATTTTGGGCGCTGTTGATGATAATTTGCGTGATGTGCGTATGCGCAAGTTGTTCACTGATATTTCGCACATCTCTACTATTTAGGAGACTGTTAGCATGGCTAATGAAGCGCAAGTTAGTTTCCCTAAGGTGAATGCGCCGCTGACTGCTGAGGAATGGGCCTCCGTAACCCTTGGTATTGGTAATGGCACGTTGGATGAGGGTACGGGTAATTACCGTGTGACGTTTGATGACGCGCTAGACCAATGTATTATTTCACCCCCGGCGGGTTCGGGGTATGCTCACGCTATCGTTGCTGGTTTTTATCATCACCTGTACCGGGCGGTTCGGGTTTCGTTGCCGCCGGTGACTAAGAATACAACGTATATTGTTACTTTGACGTTTGACCCGTCTAAGGCTGAGTCCACACCGGTTAGTGTTGGTGCGTACACTAACGCCCTGGATAATACGGGTGGTAAGAAGCATGTGGTGCTGGTTGAGGTTGATAGGGAGCCGTCTCAGGTTCTCTCACAGGCTAAGAAACGGTTTTATTCTCAGCGTATTGCGCCGATGATTGACATGCAGGAAGCTGTTTCTTTGCCGCCCGCCAACCAGCAGGTTTTTGGCACTATGGCCTACGTTAATAAGGAACGTGCGCTTTACCGTGTTTCTTTGAACGGCGCGAATGGTGGCCCTGCGTGGTCTCACGTGTTGGGTACGAAAACAGTAAAACCCTTGTCTATGGGCGGCTGGGACATTTCGACTCAGTCGCCGAACCAGTACGGGATTAACGTTACGCCAACACCGGAAGGTTTCAAGGCTGAATGCTCGTTCAATTATGTTCGTTCTGCATTCAGTTATAGCGTCGGCGGTGAGTGGAGTGTTCTCGGTACGTTCATCCCGCCCGAATTGCGAACGGTTCAGTATGCTGAATCATTGTTCCCTGTCGTATACCTATACCGGGGGAACCTTCGACAGTTGGTTGCCCGTGTGTCGTTCTATGATGGTACGTTATCGTTGATAAACCCGTTGGGTGGTTCGGTAGAGGTGACACAAGGGGGACAGTTGAACGTCCCAGGTGTCATGTGGACGGCTAACAAATTGTATACAACTGATGCTTAGGGGGCGTTCTCATGGCTGTTACTGTTAAAGCGTCTCTTCGTTGGGGTGAGCTTACTGGCACGGTTCGGGTTGTGGCGCTCTCCCACCCGGCGGGCGCGTCCGCTGAGGGGTCTAGTCACCCGATTAACCGGGGCATTTTCGCTGATATTGTTCTGCCCGGTGTGGTGGGCGGGGTTGTTCGGTACGCGCTGGTTCCTATGGTTTTTGATTCTGAGGGGCTGTTGCGCCTGGATTTGCCTGTGCTGGTTGTTGAAGCGGGCACGGCGAGTAAAACCGTTTCGCTGGATGACTTGGTGTTTCTGCGTGATGCGCAGAGGGCTATCGTGACTACCGGGGGCATGTCGCTTGCGTCGATGTCTACAGGGAAACAGGGCGCACCGCTAACACCGGGGCCTACACCTCAGCCCCCGCCGGGCGGTGTGGGCTTCACTGATAACGGGGATGGTACTGTTTCGTTTGAGAAGATTGGAGCCTAGCTATGGCTAAGACTACTGTTCCTGTCTTGACTGATGGGCGGTTCACGGGCCGGGGGTTGGACGCGGCGCGGGCGGTGCAGACCGGCGCTAGTTACGACGTGTGTTCACCGGATTTCGGTGCAGACCCTACGGGGCAGCGTGACTCCACTAAGGCTATCCAGGATGCGGTGGATAAAGCCTATGCCGCCGGGGGCGGTACGGTGCGTATCCCGGCGGGGGTCTATCAAGTGTCCTCGCCGTTCATTTCTCTTAAGGGGAATGTGCAGGTTGTGGGGGACGGCCGTTCTACTCAGATTGTTGCTACTGATCGCGGCGGCGTGAACACTAAGACCGGCGTGTTTCGTACTGGTACGTGGAATGAGCGGGCGCAAGACCCTACGCTTATCCATTTCGGGGTTTCTAATTTGATGATTCGGGCGCGTGAAGCGGCGCGTGGGCACAAATCACCCATTATTCGCTTGTGTGGTGTTCTGCTGAATACAGACCTTGGGGATAAGCCGGTTGAACCTGATGCCGCGCCTACTCTGAATAACGTCACGGTGTGGGATATGGAAACGGGTGTTGCTATCCTTGGCCGCGATGACCAAGCTATGGACGTGTGGAACCTGAAGATTAGGAATTGCCTACAGGCCGGGCTTGTTGTGGGTAAACCTGATGGGCACCCGGAGCTGGAGGCTAAAGTGCCTGGTGGGCCGGGTGGCGCGGATAACCAGTTTTTCGGTTTGAATGTTGGCGGCGCGAATCAAGGGAACCTGAACTACGCGGGCGTGGAGATTTATACCTCCCAGTGCGCGTTTGTGAACGCTAGGGTTTGGTACACGCACCGCAACACTAGGTGGCAGGAATTGTACGGGCAACCGATAGACACCCCGGCGGGTGCCGATAATACGGGTGGTGCGCCTAAGACGCTTGACCGTGAACGTCAGAAAGCCGGTGCGGGGTTCTATGTGAAGGGCACTAAGTGTATTTTCACGGGGTGCCTTGCGCAAGAAAACGGCGGGCATGGTTTCCTTATCCGGTGGGGACAAAACCAGCTTATCGGGTGCCGTGGCGAGTCTTCATCCTATAAGGACACAACGCATTCCCCGGCGACTGAGGGCGACGCGGCGGATTTCTACATTGCGAATGAAGGCACTGACGGTACGGTTCTTATCGGGTGCTTGTCTCAAAAGGTGGGTAACCGTGGAACCGGGGCGAAATGGTCTTACTATGTGGAGACGTGGTATAAGGGTCTGCTGATACAGGGTTGCCGTTCTGTTGATGTTGCCCCCCCGGCTGGTTACGCCGCGCCGGTTCGCGTAGACAAGTCACCACAGGGCGATAACGTGTACGTGCAGGTTGATAAGTTTGAGTTCTCTACGCGCCCCGGCGGGACACTAGAGGGCCTTGTGAAGCGGGTGGCGGCTCTTGAGGCCGCTAAGCCACAGTAGCGGTAGGGGTTAGTGATGTCTGATTCTTTTGTTCCGCCCCGGTATGGTGAGGTTTTCGCGCGGTTTAATACTCAGCAGGGGCGGGCCGGTGCGCCGGTGCCTATGACGGGCCGGGTTGTTTTCACGCCTACGGTTACGGCTGTTGGCGGCGGCGCGGTGTACGCCCCGGTTGAGCGCGTGGGTTACGTGGTTGGTGGTGTTCTGATGGATGCCCCGGCTGGTGGTTCTGAGGGTGTTCAGCTGTTGGCACCGCAGGACGGTCTTTCACCGTCTGAGTGGGTGTACGGGGTGAAAGCTGAGCTGTATGATGAGTACGGGAATTTTGTTGAGTTCCCGGCGGGTACGGTTTCAGTTTTGACCGGCGGGCGCGTGGACTTGACTACCAGCATTAATACTAGCGGTGTTGGTGCTGAGGTGGCTAAGCCTGTGGAAGGCCCTAAAGGCCCTGTTGGAGAAC